CAAGATTTTGAAACACCAGCAGAATTTGCTGGCGAGCCAGAAGAAATAGATGATGAAATTGAAGATGAGCCAGTAGATGACGAAGAGGAATCTGAAGAAGAAGCTGCTGAACCAGATGAAGAGACTGAAGAAGATGAAACTGATGAGGAAGAGGATGAAGAAGTAGAAGAATCTCTTCAAGAAGGCATTTTCGATACAGCTAAGAATATTGTAAAGAGAGCAGGTAGTGCCGTTAAAAATACAATCACTTCAGCTAAGTTAGACAAGGCTTTTGATGGGTTCTTTATAACATTTATACAGAAATTTAAGCATGATAAGAATAAGCCTTCTGAGATTAAATATATAGACTGTGCTAATTATGATGAAGCTAAGCAAGCTGCTATTATACTTTCTAAAAAGATAGCTAGCAACACAGATATTAATGACAAATATGGTTCATGAGTACCTGACGACATAGAAGATAGGGTACTTAATAACAAGTGGGTACAAATTCAGGCAAGGTACAAGGCAGACGGTAAGGTTACACTAATTGATAGCTATATCAATGGCGAGCAAACAGATACAGGTAAATACCAGCTTAACTGGGCTTTAAAGTTTGCTAGTAAGGCTAAGCCTACAACTCCTAATAAGTCTACTACAGTTGATACAACTAAGGCTGCTGAGACAAAAACCGGTCTTGCTAACAGGGATGCCGTTCTTAATAAGTTTAACCAAGAGCTTAATGATGATGTAGAAGAATCTCTTCAAGAAGGTGTTCTTGGTACAGTTAAGAATGCAGTAAAGAACGCTGGTGGTGCTTTTAAAAATACGTTTACTTCAGCTAAGTTAGATAATGGCTATGAAAGATTCTATGTAAGATATAATTATAGAAAAACTGATATTGACAATAATAGTAGAGGTCGTATGAGTGAGGTTAAACGAGTAGATTGTACTGATTATGAGGATGCTAAACGCACTGCCATTAAAGTCTCTAAAGATGTAATTTCTCATAACAGTGCTAATAAATATTCTACACCTTCTGAGTCTAACTCTTTATATCTAGTAGATATTCTTGCAAAGTCAAAAATAGGCGGTAAAACTACTAGAATTGATAGTTATTTTAATGGCAAGCAAACAGATAAGGGCAAGGCTGAGCTTAAGCAGGCTTTAACAACTATTAGTACAACGAAGAGCACAGAGGTAGAAGAATCTCTTCAAGAAGGCATTTTCGATAGTATTAAAAATAAGGCTAGCCAAGCTAAATCAGCAATTAAAGGCAAATCAGTTGAAGATGGATTTGACAAGTGAAAAGTAATTTCTACTGCTAACGACGGTAAATCTACTACCAAAGACTGTCAATCTTACGCAGAGGCTCGTAATTATGCTATTGCATTATCAAAGCAAATGTCTATAAAACAAGCAATTATTAAAGCTACTGATACTACAGGTGTTGAAACTGCTATTGATGGATATATTAAAGGAAAACAACCACTTACAGCTAAAAACTTATTTAAAAAAGCTCAATTAGCCGCTCAAGGTGCACCAACGTTAGATAATAAGCTAGAACTTGATCCTCAAAATCAAGAACCTACTCCAGAAGGTAAGCCAGAAGGTAAGCCAGAAGGTAAGCCAGAAGGTAAGCCAGAAGGTAAGCCAGAAGGTAAGCCAGAAGGTAAGCCAACTAAAGATGCGTTGATTGCTGCTTTAAAGAAGGCAGGATATAAAGACCCTAACACTATTAAAAGAATAGTTAACGCATTAGCAGCAAATAACTTGGTTACCGAAGCTGTTGAAGCTACTGAAGGGTTAAATGAAGATTTAGCTAGTGCTACTGATAGAGCAGTCGCAGCACTACAAGCACTAAACGATCAAGCAATGAGCACACTTAATATGCCTGATGGTGCTGAAGAGCCAAGAGAAGAATTATTAGCTGATAATGCAAATGACGCAAAAGATGCTACTGGAGCTGAAACTATCGAGGATAAATATCAATCTGGTGGCTTTGGTGATGAAACACCTAATACTGAAGCTGACGAAACTAAAGTAGCAGAAAATCTACAAGAAGATGTTTCAGATGCTGAGTATGATCAAATGTTAAACTCTAAAGTATTCAAAGACTTTACTGAAGAAATTAATATCGACGATATTGATGAGATTGATGAAGAGTCTGTTAACGAATGTACTACTAATTATTTAAAAGAAGTATATTCAAATGTAGATAAGTTTGAATTAACTAAAGCTGATGTTACTAATGGAATTCTTGTATTAGAAGGTTTAATTAAATTCCATTCTGGAAAGACAAGAAATACTACATTCGGTTATAACTTAGCAACTGGAAAGCACTTAGCATTCTCTGGTGTTAATGAAGACTTAGCTAAGAATGGTCAATTTAATATTCAATGTTCTTTAAACAATAAGAGCCTAGTCGTTGAATCATTATCTTATAGTCATGAAGTTAATGGTCAGCTTGTTGAAGGACTAGTACATAAGAATTAATAAGTATAAAGGATTGGCTAAACTTTAAGGTTGGCCAGTCCTTAATCTTTATATAGGAAAGGAGCAAATAAATGCCATACAATAATGGAAAATTTGGTATCTTATATAATAAAGATTTACTCATTTTAAGAAAAGAATTTAAAGAGGCTTGCAGATTAATAGGTATGCCTAATGTTATATATAAAGCTCCACTTCCAGGAAAGACTTTTGATGGTCATGGTGACTTGGACGCAGATTACTTTCCAGGAGAGCAAATTGGTTGTATGTTCCACGAACACCCAGACCAACAAACAATTAAGAAAGTAGGCTGGGTAGCTGAGTTGCAAGAAGGATCTTCTTTAATTGAAGTGCCTTATGACACTCCTCATTTACAAGTAGGTGCCTTATTTATTATTCCATCAGGATTAGATGGTGCTGAGGGACGTGTATTTCGTGTAATTAAAATGCAAAATATTATGCTAGCTCCGATAAGTATTACTTGTGAAATTGCTCCAGAATTTGAAGATATTGATCAGCCAGTAAATCATAATAATTTTACAAAAGATGATTTTACTCTTTTAATAGATAGAGAGGGTGATGACTAATGAAATATATTCTAATGGAACAAAAATTTACCCTACAAGAATCTAAATTTATATTAGCAGAGGCTGTAACTCAAGATGATATTAGTAATGCCATTGCAAAGGTCGACGCTAAGCTTAAACAAGTTAGCGGCAGGAAAGTAGCTGATTTACAGTCAGCCTAAGAAAACTTTAAAGTTACTTTAGGTCAAACTAAAACAACAGGTAATTCTACCTCAGACTTTACTGCAGTTAAAGACGCATTAAAATCTTTTTGATCTACATTTAAGGCTACCACTGCAATAGATAGCACAAGCCTTGATACACCGGATGCCATTGTTAAGTTATTAAATAAGCATAATAGACTTATAAAAAGAGTTGATGATTTAGTAAACGGAGCTGCTGCATTACCGACTGAAGATGGAAATGAAATTAATAAAAAACTTTGGCTAAAAGCAGCGATAGAGGTTGAAAATACTTTTGGTGACCTTATTCCAGAATTTCAAGTTGCCTTAGGCAAAGGGACTGATGATGTTATTACTCAAAAAAATCTTGAATTTATTAAAAAGTCATTAGTTATCTTTAGAAACTCACTTGATGCTATAAAAAACACAGATAATCTAAAGAGTATCGAAACAATTGTTGCCAAAATTAATAACAGTGAAGCACATGCTATTGATGATGGCAAGGCAATTGCTAATACTGTGGATGAGCTTAAGACGGTAAATAATGCAATTAAGAACAAAATAAAAAGTAAGGATGGTGAGACGCTTGCAGCTGGTGAAAAAATGGCTGATGATGCTTCTTGGGACGATCTATACAAAAATACAGTTGATAAGAATAAATTCTGGGAAAAATATTTTACTGAATTCTGAGGAGCTGATGCTAATAAAATTAAAAGTTTAGGCTCAGTATTCAAACAAGAATGTGAAGTATATGGATTTACAGAATCTAATCCATTCATAAAATATATACGAGGCTTCTTATTTAAGTATAAGATAACTTTTACTAGTGCTCAGTATCAAGCAATTCATAATGCTATTGCAAATGGTCGTGGCGGTAGAGTAAAAGACTTAAATGACTTGGGTTCGAAAACTGGAAAACCAGAAGATATTATCAATAAAGGTCATAATATTCTAGCTTATACAGACTTATACACAAAACCTGGAAGAGAAATTGAAATGTATATGTACTACGCACAGCTCATAGATTCTAAGGCTAGCGCTGGCGCTGAGTTCTCGAAAATACTTTTCCATGCTGATAATAGGACATTAAAACCATTAACAGAGATAAATGCAACATTACATACTTTTGGATGGGACGAAAAAGTATTATCCGCAAGTGACGTTGATTTAATTGCAAAATTAATCTTATCTAAAAAACCGAAAGAAATAGAAATTTATGTACTTATGATATGGACTTATTTCTTAGATACTGCTGATCAAGATAAATATCAAGCTAAGCTAGATATTGATGCATTAAGTAAGAATTATTTAGCAGGCGCAGTAAAAGATAAAAAGAAGACTTTTGAGTCAAAATATGGAAAGCCAACTGCTAGTCAAGCTAGAGAGCTTCTTAATAAGATAATTAGCGGTCTAGAAAATAAACAACAGCAATAGGGAGGCTTTATTATGATATTTAGAATAAAGAATCCATTTCCAGCAAACTTACTCGGATTTAAAAATAAAATTATAATTGCAGTAGGAACCTATCTTAAAAGCAGACCTATTAAGCCATGTGAACAGCCATTAAATGACTGGTTGCTTGAGCACTATAAATGTAATCTAGCGGATGCGGCTTTACTATTATTTAAACAAATGAGATGTTCTTATGATGGAACAAATACTGTAGTCTTTACCTTTAATAGAAAAGACTTAAATAAGCTTTCTAATTTGATTACCTATGGCAATGGAATTTTTAGAGGAAGCACTATACTGCAAGATGCTTTTAAAAAGGCAGAGGGGGGTCAGTAAATATGGCACTAAGATATTATGATGACATTGTTGCTGCTAAAATTAAATATTGGATGCCTGATGACAATACCCTTAGGGTTTTAAAGCCAGAGGAAACCAAACGATTATTTGAGACATATGCCGATGATAAAAAAGATAAGCCAGTTAAATTACCATTAATTGCCTTATCCAGAAGCCCAGATTTAGAGCTTTTATTAAATATTAAGAACCCTAGATCTTTCGATGGTTTAAAGTTAGAGCAGACTCAAAAAAATACTAGACAGCTAAATGTTATTCCAGTAAAACTATTATATCAGATGGATATTTATACAAAAACTTTTGAAGAAGCAGATGAGTATTTAAGACAATACTTATTTAAATTGATCAACAACCCTAAAATCCATATTGATATTCCTTATAATAATACTACTTATTCGCATGTTGCTTATATCAGAGTTTTAAGTAATGTTGCTGATACAAGTAATATTTCTGAACGTCTATTCTCTGGTCAGTTTACTAGATGGACAATTCAATTTGAAATACAGGACGCATTTTTCTTTAGCGTTCCATATAGAAATAATTGAAAGCTATATGTAGACGACGCAGATGAATATGTGGTAGACCCAGACACTGGAAAAATTATCAGTGGTACCTGTGGACAACTTGAGCTTGCTGACAATCTCGGCAAGAACACGGAAGTAGAAATAGAACCAGTTTAATAAATAAAAGACTAAATAAATTGCTAAATTATATGCTAAATTAATCGAGAAATTAAATTTGTTGATTAATTTTAATCTTAACAAAGGAGAATAAAAGAATGGCAAAACAAATTGTAAGAGAATTTGATAACTCTACAGGAAGCCTACCTGCTTATAGCAACTTTACTGTGTTGGTGCCAGGCTATGTCGATTCTGATAACTTCATTAATGTTTCTGATGATAATGACACCTATGAGGTCAATAGTATTGAAGCATTTGTTGAAAATGTTGGTTTAGTTTGTGGCGAAGCTGCGAATGCAGAAGCCCCAACACTTTCTGCTCTTAGCAGTGGTCAAGAGGGCGAAGATATCTTTACTAGCAAGTTATATATTAACGAAGCTTTTGATTTACTTAGCGCAGGTCAGTTGTATCTCGTAGATCCAAAAGATACTCCTGATGATAAAGTAGGTTACTTAGAGAATGAAAGATATAAATTTATACCAGTAACTAGAGCTGAAGACATTGAGTGGGAAAATGTCGAGTCAACAGAAGAAGAGTCCAGTGAGGAGATCGCACCAACAGAGACTGACCCAATCGTAGTTACTAAGCACGAATATTGTAAGATTGAGGCTGGTAATGAAGGTCGAAATGAAATTCTAGGCGGTCATATGGGTAATCAAATTGCCTATGAATTATTAAATCTTGGTTATACAGTTCTATATAAGGGCTTTGGTAAAAAGACTCGTCAATCAAAAGCAACTCCTGCATCTTTAGAGGATTATAATTTCTGGGCTCCATTCAGAGACAAGAGTACATATCAATTTAGATATGTAGTAACTGGTGGTAATTATTCATACAAAGCTATGAATGCAATTATCAAATTAGCTACTTTTAACAATAGTGTATCTTTAGGATTAGCTGAAACTCTTCTTGATGAGAATGGTAGGGGTGATGTTATCGCTCTTTGTGATGTTGATGAGAGTAAATTTGATACTAATGCTGTCGGCACTACTGCTAATATTTATAATACTATTAAGGCTGCAGAGCTAATTGACTGGAGTAAATATGCAGCTATATTCGCTCCAAGAGTAATTTACAGAATGGATGTTCCTGCAGCATATAATGGAAATACAACATTCCCTGCTTCATTCCATTATTTAGCATGTGCTGCTTATGCACAATCAAGATTTGCAGAATGGTATGCAGTTGCCGGATATCCAAGAGGAATTACAACATTACGTGTTGATGGTGTTACCGTAAATTATGGAAACGTTGCTCAAAATACATTAGCTCCTAGAACTAAGCTTACTCTAGACTCAGCACATGTAGTTGATAAAGCTATAAACTTAATTATTACAGAACGTGATAGTTATTATTTATGGGGAAATAGAACTGCTGAAACAATTGATAATAAAGGCTTAAGATGGAGTCACTACTTAAACATTAGACAATTATGTACTACTATTAAGAAACAAGTTATTTATGTTGGTAGAATGTATGCATTTGATCCAAACAGTGATGTTCTATGGAACAACTTCAAGGCTGGAGTTGAACCATTATTAAGACGTATGGCTGGCGATCAAGGAATTGATGCATATAAGATTACTCCTGTAAAAGATAAAGTTAAGGGTGCAGTTAAAGCAAAAATTAGAATCGTTCCTGTTGAAGCTGCAGAAGACTTCGATATTAGCTTATATCTTGAAGATAGTATTTCGTCTACTACAGTTGACGCAGTAGAATCTGACTAATAGAAAGGAGACCGAACGATGGCAACATATGATCAAAGTTTAGATACTACCCACATTAGTGCAAATTTAGAAAATTATGAATCTGCAAGAACTGGTTTCTTTTCCTTCCAAGTTGCACCTAGTGAATTAACAAATTTATATAATATTAATTATAATAGGGACTCTGGCGGAGAAGCTACTGAAGAAAACGGTAATCTTTATAATTCAAAGCTAGCTTCAGACTACCTAAGATTAAATGTAACTAAGGCTGATGTTCCATCATTTGAAGTAGCAGCACTAGACTACAGACGTGGTAATAATGTTGTACATTATGCTGGTGTTCCTACTTATGACGGTGGTTCATTTACAGTTAGTGATATTGTTGGACTAGACACAAAATCATTACTATATTCTTGGTTATACTTAGCTTACGATCCTAAGACTCGTAAGGGTGGAAGAATGAAGGATTATAAAAAGACTGCTACATTAACAGAGTACACACAAGACTTTGAAAAGGTTAGAACTTGGACTCTTCATGGCGTATTTATTACCAAGATTAGTGAGGATGCATTTGATAAGGAATCTGATGGTGCACGTAGCTTAACAGTTAGTATCTCTTATGACTGGGCCGAAATGGATAATATCGGCGTTGAAACTGCAATCAATAGAAACGGTGTATAAAAGCTGAAAATAGTAAAGAACAGATAAATTTATCTGTTCTTTTTTATCTAAAATAAATTTAATAAATCTATTTTTTGATCTGCTAAATTATTTGTAAATATAGTTCTAATATGTAGAAAGGATAATACAGTTATGGGACGAAAAAAGATAGACAGAAGCGACAAAGTCATGCAAACGTTTGAGACGACACTTCCGTTAAAGACTAGGCTGGAAAAACTAGCCAAAGAGCGAAAAATGACAGTTTCTGCATTAATTAGAGAAATTTTAGAACGATATTTTGAAGAAAGGAATTTTTAATTTATGAGTGAAAAACAAACTAACTATAGCATTGCTGAATATGTAAACTTACCTTCTGAAGGCAAAATTTATGACAAGCCAGTTAATGCTGAAATTAAGCTTAGAGCTATGACCGGAAGAGATGAATTAAAACGTTCTGGTGGAAAAAATAATCTTAAGGTCCTTGCTGAAGTAATTGAGGATTGTATGATTGAAAAGCCAGCTGTGCATGTTTATGATATGGCTCTTGGTGATTATGAGTATCTATTACATAGACTAAGAGTCATCTCTATTGGAACTAAATATAAGATGAATGTTTATTGTCCATATTGTGGCAGACAACATGAAGCTGTAGCAGATCTTGACCAAATCCAAGTAATCACTTACGAAGAAGAGGAATGGAATAAAGCACAGCATATTATTCTGCCTGATGCAGGTGATGCCATCACATTGAAATTCCAAACTCCTAGAATGGTTGACGAGCAGGCAGCTAAGCTAAAGGAAATGAAAAGACGTTATAAAAATGCTCAGTTAGACTTTAGCAAGTTGGTTTTATTAAAATCTATTATCGCTGAAGTAGACGGTAATCTTATGGATGAAATGAAACTAGAGGATTATATTATGGGCTTATCTGCTCGTGATATGAATGTAATTATTCAGAGTGAAGACAAGCTAAATGCTTGTATTGGAATAGATGCTAGATTAATTGTGGATTGTCCAGATCCAGATTGTGGGGCTGAGATTGCCACTCGATTTCAGTATGGACAAGAATTTTTTGAGCCCACAATTTACTAGTGACGGTCGTAATTACGACTTAGTTAGATTTAATGAAATTGTAAAAGAATGCTGGTATATTAGTGATAATATACATACAAGTTATACGGAAGCCTTAGATCTAAGTTATCAGGAAAGGGTAGCTTTAATTAAATGTATTAATGACAAAATTGAGGGAACTCAAAAAGCCATTGATAGAATGAAGCAAGAAAATAGTAGAAAAAAGTAGGAGAGCTAACTTATGGCTGATATTAAGGAAAAAAATAGCACTTTTATTCAATTAAATAATACTCCAGAGCTACTAAACCCAGACCTGCTCACTGACATTAAGGCAACTATTGATAACTTGGGCATAGAGCAAATAAATACAGAAGATTCTCTTCAAAAAATAAGACTTTCTAATGTCCAAAAATTAAATGCCTACAATAAACAGCAACAAGAAGAGATGTACCAAAATTCTTTGCGTGCTTCTCAAATGCTGATTGATAAAGAACGTC